GTGGTTGACAAGCCACCAGAGTCCGTGGCTGCGTTAATCAGAACTGACGTTTGAGTAATAACTTGGCTGTAAGCTGTGCTATTTCCTGATACCACAATTCCGAAAGTCAACGCATTGCCATAGACACCAGCTGTTTTAGCCAGAACTTTAAGCTGTGCATTGCTGGTTCCGATGATTTTAGAAGCTTTTGTGCCAGCTCCTACACCGCCGTCGCCCCGTTGAAGCAGTGTTCCAAATCCCGAAGTTCCTTCTGTTGCTGCCATATAATATTCTCCCTAATTAAATAATGTTAAATATCCTACTCGTTGTACCACACGCGATAGTCTTGTGTAACACGTCTCAATTCCAGCGAATCGGAGTATCCGTCCATTTCGTCCAGTAGTAAGACGCCCTGAAGGTTTACTCCGCTTTGTATTCCCCTAAATCCGTCGATGGCTTCACGTATGGTCTTTCCAATGGCACGCGCTGCCTTCACGCTCTTAGCGTACACGTCAATCTGTACTCTTGCAGCAGCCAAACCGCTCGGTCCAGTAAGACTGTGCACACGAGGTGCATCTATGCGTGTCATCGTGACGTATGGAAGTGTTGGTGGTTCTGGTGCTTCGGCAAAATAAATCCGTGTGCTCACTAAAGCAGTCAACGGCGCGGTTGCCAGCAGTTTGTTAATAAGTCCAACTTCTGCTTCAGCCATTGCCTAATTTCTTCCATTGTTTTGCGACAGAACTACCAATATCTGTGGCGATTAAATTCTGAATCTCTTCCTTGGTGGAATCAAACGCGGGTCGCATAAAAGGTGCTGGCCCTTTGTTGCCAGCCTTTATAACTTTGTTCCCTCTTTTAATTACCCACTTATGGCCGTATTCAATCAAAGGAGCGTAAAAAAGAGGAGTCTCAACATAGTAAGCTCGCTCCACTTCAGTGATTTTTTTAGCACGTCCAACAATACTTTTTTGCAACTGCCCAGAATGCCTCGGTACGATGCTTTGAGTACGGTCGGCTAAAAGACGCCCAGCTTTTTTAAGCGCACTACCCAGGATGTTGCGTGCCACCTTCTCCGGTAAATCTTGGAGTCCTTTGGCGAAGTTCTTTAGTTGAGGAATCTCTATGGTTATGCTCACGGTGCCAAGCCCTCCACATATTCACCTGCAATCTCGGTAAGCTCTCGCCTTCCAAGCTCGGTTATGCCCAGCACTTTATACACTTGATTGTCGTGCTCGATGCGATCTCTCTCGCTCACGTCCGTGCAATACTGCACGCGAAAATTGGTAAGCTTTACAGCACGCGAGCTATTTGAATCATACTTTTCGGCTATCGAAATGTGGTTTACTTCGGCCCACATTTGACGGTTACGCGCGAAGCTTTCCACTGGCTCATTCATTTCATTGAACGTAGTGGTGGCTTGCAGGAGCCAAATTCTCCTGTCTCTTTTTCCTGCCACTGCTTGAGGGAACCCGAATGCCACCTATTGCCTCCGTTAAAATCTAAAGTCACGATGCGAAGCCAACAACCATTCCGCAGCCTGTGGAATTATAAGAGCTGTAATACCTGGATTCACTTGCACGCTTTCACGGTTCGTGTACCAGTGCCCAATCATGAGTTTCATGGCGTGCCGAATTTCAAAAGGCACCGAGTCGCCATCGTCGCCATATCCCACAATAAAATCCACTTCCACTGGTGCATGTCTGTACGTGTTCACATAAGGCCAGGATTGCCCAGGACTAAGTGCCATCAAGGCAGGGACATTCTTATTATCCAATTTAAAAATGGAGTATGGGGCGCTTAGAGTTTGAAGAGCCTCATTCTGGTCATAATAACGCACCTCATCTACGCTTTGCACGTTCCCCCAATCAAGTTTCAAATAGTCATTTGAGCAAGGAAAAGACCGTAAACGCTTGGTCATAGTTTGAGTAAGAAGTCTTTTGCGAAGTAGTGTTTCAGTTTGGCCCTGAGCTACCATTATCAATGTGGTAACGTAGTCGTCTTCGTAACTCAATCCGTCCACGCCACCACTAAAGGACGCAACAGTCGCCGCTGCAAGCAGTCCTGTACCATTGCCAGCACCTTGCGTGGCCGTTATTTTTTGGGCAATAAGGGGAGAGTTTAGTAGTGCCGCAATCACATCATTCACAGTGCTTGTGGCAACACCGCCTGAGCTAGTGGCAAGATTGATGGTAAAAATGTCTGAAGCAAAAGATACAGAAAGTGGGGTATCGTTACCGCCGTTGATTATTACAGCCTGCCATCCGTTGGAAGAGATTCCGTCAAACTTTGCAGTCAATAACAAAAGGGAATTACCACTACCGAAAGTCTTAGAGGCTTGAGCACCAGCCGCATAATCATCTACACGGAGATGTTTCTTAGTCTCAGCGAGCGAGATAACCAAGCCCGAAGGAGGTGTTGTAATGTAATAAACATCACTCATTTGTCTCTTCTCTCCATGCGCTCAAAGGCACTTTCTGGATTAGATGCGGTAACTCTTTCAACGATGGAAGCGACATTTGCTCGAACTAACGATTTCGCTTCCTCGACTTCACAAACATAAAGCTGACCTTTTCGGAAAAAGGTATCTTCGTGCTGTACGTCTTTATAGAACCGGACTTCACAAACTTCTGCCATGTAGCCTTTAGAGTAAAAAGCGTGCCGCCACAATCGACGGCACGCTCAAGTGACTTAACACTTAGCCACTAAGCCCATATCTTCCACCAGAAGCCACAATCATGACGCCCCCAAGAACGGGACTGTCAACAACTTCCGTTGCCTTCAATCGGACAAAAGGCTTATCGCCTAATGCGAGTCCTTCCATCTGGTCTGTAATTGCCAACTCATATGTCTCTGCGCTGCCGGCCGTGGTTGTGAAACCAGTGGTAGTAGCTAGAGTCCAAGCACCAGCAACGCCAGCATTCGTAATCCTTCTGTAGTAGAAGGGGATGGCAGCTTCCGTGGTACCACTTCCGTCAGTAGCTTTGGTAAGCGTGACAGTGCTGGTACCAGTAACCCCAACGCCCTTAATGACGAAAAAATTCGCCCTGCTAAACGTCTTCATATTCACGGCAGTCGATACAATCGATGCCGAAAAAGCGTCAGCTACAGGAGCAAGCCCCTGTATAACTTTACTTTCAGTATTAATATTACTCATAAAACAATTCTCCTAAGATTTACTCAATTTAAAGGTTACTTATCAACTAAGACTACGAACCATTTCGCGTATCGAGTACGACAAAAGGTGACTTAGTTGCAGTACCTAGGAACGGAGTAAGTGGCGCTCTCCACATTGGCTGTCCGTCAGTTCGGAACACGAATCGCAACATCGACTCGTCGTACTCAAACCGAACATGAATACTCATCGCTGACTGTATGCCACCCTTCTCAATTAAGAGATATTCGGACATATCAGCCAAGATAAGGTCTCCTGGTGTGCCAAGTGCAGACGCTTGCTCAATTGGTATCAAAGGCAGTCCAAGCAAGGAGTTCTGTGGGTTGCCAGCAGCGCTATTTGCAGGAATGAACAGAGGTACCGAGCCAGACGTTGCACCAGCATCAAACTGCATAGTGGCGAGGGCTGGAAAGATTTCGCTGTTATAATACCACGCAGCCTTGCTTGCCGAAGCAGCAGGGAGACGTGAGTACATTTTAACAATGTTTTTCCAGTTTATTACCGCAGCCGCTTGAGTGGCTTCATCATCCTGGGTCACGAGTGCAGGTGAATTTAAGAATCCAAGAGGTTGACCTACTCCACTACCGCGTACGATGGCGTTATCAATCTGGAATCCAAATTCCTTAGAAAAGAGCTGGTTAACCCATGACTCAAGCGCTGTTGCATCCTCAAGAAGCTCGTCGGTGATTGGAATCAATCCGATTAACTTCTTAAGAGTTAGCTCAATTTGTCTGAGTTTTGGCTTGCTCTTAGTTTTTTGCTCTGCCTCGCCTGCCCAATATGCAAGCACTCCACCTTGACGGCTTCCATCTACACGAGAAGTTTCATCAATCATGGTAAGCTTGATACCGTTCTTGCCAGCGCCAATTGGGAGTCGAGTACAACGAGAACTCAGAACACCAGTGTCATAGGCACCAGTGCTAAGTTTCTCGCTGTATTCTTTCTGCACAAGGAACCCACCTTCAGCGGGATTTACTTCATTCATTCCCGTCGCGGCACGAACTTCAAGCAGTCTTGGGTCAACTCGTCCTCCGTGAGAACCAGCACGAATAACCTGTTGAAGCTGCTCGCCGAAGCTTTTGAATGGCCCACTGGATTTCTTTGACTCCTTGGAACGGTCTTCTTCTCCGTCGCCAGACTTGCCACGATTTTCAACCGCCGGAGCAGACTCGTAACGCCCACCAGCAGCAGATTCACGTTCGTTAAGACGGGTTTCACGTGTAATGGACTCCGACACAACGTCGTATTCCTTTTCAAGTGCGTTAAAAGAAGTTCGCTCTTCAGCCGGCATCTCCCGATTCTCGTCAGATACTTTGTTCTGAATTTTACGAAGTTCGGCAAGAATTTCTTTATGCCGAGCCTGTTGTTTTTCTAAATATGTCATAAAGCGCAATGCTCCAATCAAGTTGGTTAGTTAAGTTGCGCCGATAATGGAAAGTACCCGAATATGCGCGCGCAACACGTTAAAGGACTGACGTATGTGTGCCACGCGGTACCAGGTTCAAAGGAACTGAGGAACCAAAGTGGATTCTCGGCACGGCCAGCTCAAATCAAAGGACTTGAACCAAAAATACCGAGAGGTTCTTTTTTTAGGTTACTTGCTTTTTTCCAGCCATGCAATGCGTTTTTTTAGTCCATCGTTTTGACGCACCAATTTTGCATCCCTCAAAGCCTTAAGCTCGTTTGACCTTACTTCAAAAATCGAAGCAGGTTCAACAAAAGTTCCTGAAAGCTTTGGGCTTAGTGTGGCACTGCGCGCTTCAGCGCTTGTGCCCTCGTAGGCTGGGAAGGTAACAACTGAAATTTCAAACAGGTCTACATCTGTGAGGGTTCTAACTTCGCGTCCTTCCACAATTGACCAGTCGGCGCCATCGGGCATGGGCATAAATCCAAAACTCATGCCAGTAATGTGCCCTGTGCGCACAAGTTCCAGCGTATCGCGGCCAGCTTGGGTATCAGGTGGAGTGATTTCAACATACAATCCCGTGCCATCCTCTTTTAACTCAAGACTACCAGCTCCAACACGCCCAATTGGGAATGAAGAATCGTGGTCCCAAAGTGCCCGTACGTCAGGACGCTCGGTAAGGGAACGAGTGAAAGCACCAGGTGCCACGCGCTCATCAAAGTACCCGATGTTTGTTATTTGATTGAACACGGAAGCGTAGCCTACGATTTTCTTGGCTTCGCCGTCCTTGGCTCTAACTTCAAGCTTGGTGTTGGTTTCAAAATGTAATTGCTTACGCTGTTCGATATTCCTCATGGTTAGTTCCGGGTAAAAGTTTCGGCTCTGCGTCGTAAATCGCTTCTACCGATTCACATAGAAGGTTTGATAACGTAGCTGAGCGCTCTTGCACAGAGGCATAAGATGGCTCGCGACTCTTTTTCCAAAAGTCATTCCATAGAATCTCCACCACTTTGTCGTTTAACGGGACATCTGCGTACATGGAGCGATGGTAAGCGTAAAGTCCCAACTGAGGGAAGATAGCGGAACGGCACGTTTTTTCATGTTCAGTTATCCACTCATTTATTTTTTCTGTATTATTTTCTTTTTTAGTCAGTCGTTCTAACGCTTCTGTCTCTTTGTAAATCAGACGATTCAAGATGTTAGAGAAGCACGCTCGCACGAGTGCTCTTTCTTGTGGGGTAGGCAGAGATTTCACCTCAGTTTTTACAGTAGGTTCTTCCTTTTGTGCATCGGGAGCTGGTAGTGCTGGGTTAGCCGCTGGTGGAGTTTCGCCAAGCTTATCTTGCCACACCATGTTCATTTCCACCAAATACTTGTCGCCTGAAATGTCTTTGATGGGAGACATATTTTCTAGCTTTCGCCACTCGTTGGCAGACAGGATGCCGTTGCGACGCATGATCTCGTAAGCTTCATTGCGAGTTTTGGTGTCACCACGTAACAAGCCATCAATTAGGAACTCGGCATAAAGTTCTTTGTTCCCCACTTTAGATACAAAGAAATTCATCATCAAAGTTTGCTCAATGCGCTTGATGTACGGCTGCAAAGAGTAAACTACAAAGTTAATTCCTTGTTGCTCAATGTTACTAAATGTGGCACGCGAAAGGTCTCCCACAATGTGTGGTGGCACACGAAAGATACGAGCCATTTCTTCAAGCTGGAAGCGTCGTTGCTCAATAAACTGCGCATCATGAGCACTCATCGATATAGGCTCAAACTTCATGCCTTCTTCAACAACTGCCACCTTGAAAGCTTCGGATTCGCCGCCATGTGCCGCTTGCCACGACTGTCGAATGCGGTCGCTGGTGGCTTTATCCAATTTGTTCGGATGAGTTAAAATACCTGATAGCTTTGCTCCGTTTTTGTAGAACTTGCCTGTGAATTTATCGGCTGCAATTGTAAGAGCTGCCGTCTCACGAGCTACCGAAATAGGGGAGCGACCTGTTAAACCATCCGTGAATCCGGTACGAAAGTGCATTACTTCACGCTGCGAGAGGTCACGAGAACTCCCATTTTTGAACACATAACGGTAGTTAATACTCATGTCGTCAAGCTGGTACACTGTCATGCGCGTGGGGTTGAGTGGAACCAGTGCAATTATCCTTCCTGACTTATCGCGAAGCTTAAAAGTGTACGCGTTCCCGCGTAAAAGCAAGTGGACCAACAGCATCTCCACCCACTCACCAGAGGTCATCCAGTCATTGGGCATCGCGTTTAGAAGGAAGTAGAACGGGCTGTTCACCGCCCTTTCACGTCCCCCATCCGATGTGCGCTCGTAGGTTAGAAGAGGCATACACGCAATTGTTTGGGATATGGCACTAATACACGAGTACACTGCAGCTGTACCACAGGCTGACTCAGGCGTTACGGTAATACCGGATGCGGTTTCAGCTATGAACGCCGAATACCAACGGTCATCGTCATCGTGAGGCCGTTTATCGTCTGCCCTTTTGCTGAAGAAGCTACCAATGCGTGTTATGAGAGACATCAGTATTTTTCACCTTTTCTACAAAACTAATAAGTCCCTAGAAGAGTATACACTAGAAACATCTAACGCTACTAGCGCTCTTGACAGACCTGTAATAATGGCAACACATCCGTCTATTTTCTCAGGACTGCGCTTCTTACTTGGCTTCAAGTTACCGGCAGCATCTTCTTCAGTACTCAAGTTCCCAGCATTCCAAGTTAAGACTGGGTTGGCTCCGTGAGAGAACTTCACTTCCGACACTGCTGAAATGAATTCCTTAGTGGGAGCATTCAGTGTGAAAATACCTTGCCGCACATGCACCACTGTGAATCCATCTTCCTCTTCCAACTGTGCGGACAACTGGTGAGCATTCCAAGGATCCACTGCAATTTCTCTTATGTCATAGGCGTTGTACAGAGAGTTTATTTCAGCTCGTATACGCGCATAGTCAATTCTGCCCCCAGGAGTGGCAGACAAAAAACCTTGTTTCACCCATAAATCGTATGGCACGCGGCCACGCGATGCCGCGAGTTTCTCTTTAAGCGTTTCAGCCGGACACCAAAAGCGCATGACCACCACCCACAAATCTTCTACTCGAAACACAAGTGCCAGTGCTGCCAAATCGTTTACACTGGACAAGTCAAGCCCCATCCAACAGGGCTTGCCAGCAAGAGAATCCATGTCGAAGGGTAGGTTCTGTCCACACTCGCGCCACTTACTCATGTTAAGAGCACGCACATCACTTTCCGTCCACATGTTTAAGTGCAGTCGCTTAAAAGTATTTTCGTAGGTCGGTTTTGCTTTTGCTTCACGAACTTCTTTTTCAAAGTACTGCGCAAAAATACTAATCCCATAATTGGGATTCGCTTTGCGCCAAGTGGCTTCCAAAGTCCAGTCATCGGTGGCATCTGCCTCAAATATTAAGGGCATAAAACTGGGGTCTACTACCAGACCATCTCGCACTCGCTTTGCATAATCGTACACTTCGTAGCACACCGAATTGCGGTCGAATCCGGCAGTGGTCATATAAATTTCAAGTGGTTGTTTGCGTGCTCCGGTTGAAGTTTTCAATACATCGTACAAATCACGCGAGGGCTGAGCATGAAGTTCATCAAACAAAATACCATGCAAGTTGGCACCATGCTTGGTGTTGGCATCGGCTGAAATAACCTTGTAATTGGAACCTGTTTCGTGCACGACAAGCGAGCGTCTAAAACTTTTGCCACGCTTGGTCAGCAACAAGGAGCCGTCGTTCATGTCTTTGGCAATGCTGAAAATAACATTTGCTTGGTCAGTGTCGGCAGCGGCAGAAACTATTTCAGCTCCAATTTCTCCATCAGCATGAAGTAGGTACAGCGCAATACCAGCACCCCAAGTGCTCTTGCCATTTTTACGTGGAACAAACACAAACATGGTGCGGTATTTGCGCGAGCCGTCCACTCTGCGCTTCCAACCAAACAATCGACGAGTGGCTTTGCGTTGCCACGTTTCAAGCAAGAAGGCCTTGCCAGCAAACGAACCTTTTGTGTGCCGAATGTTTTCGAAAAAAAACCGCACTACACGCCGAGCCGCAGCTCGGTCGAAGTAATATTCTTTGCGCCATGCCAGAGCACTAGTCACCGAATGGGTCTTTTGGATTTGCATCTGTACCGTTTCCTAAGAACACGATACGTGCTCGTGCGCTTGGAGTTTGCCCAAAATGAGACGCGAAGCGAAGCGCTAAAGTTTTTTGTTGCATTAATTGAGCGTACCAAGGTAGCGCCTTAATGCCCTTCGTTATTTCTGTTGGTTTTCCATCTTCGTCCAATGGTCCCGCGCATCGAACGGGAGCTACCGAATCGTAAGTTTGAAATTTTTGCATTAGACGCTCGCACTCTGTGAGCGTATCAACATAGAGAACCAGCATCTGATAATCGACGGTGGAAAGCCCTCCCATGGAAGCCAGTTCACGACATACGGCGGTCCACAAATACTGACGAGCCTGGTTAAACCACGCCGGACATGGGATCTCTTTTACAACCGGAACTTTTGCCTCGGCGGGGTTGAACGGACGGCCAGAGGGATTGCCCTCAAGGAGTCTCAGATAGCTAGGTTTTGGTTGTGGTCCGCGAGCGCCCATAAAGTGATCCTATCACGAGTCGCACAAAGTGTGCACTAGTTTATAAAAGTCGGTTATAGATCTCACCAGGCTTGGCATTAGGCTGAAGCATTGCCCTGGCCTTACGATTGTCAGGGTCGGACAGGGGAATGCCGAGGGTAAGCAAGAATATCGCGTCCTAGAGGCTCCTAGAGGCTCCTAGAGGCATGGGCTTAGGTTGGGTTGGGAATAAAACAGGGGCCTCAGTGCTAACTAGCTGACGACAAGTCAAAAACTACCCTCAAGAAACCCGCTTAGTTTTTTGCACGTGCACACCCGCGCCCTACTACAAAAGTTGTAAGAGATTCATCTACCCCCCGCCTTCAGTGTGGTGGATGTTTTAAGGATGGTTCTTTTTATCTTGTGCACTTTTTAGAGCATGGCACCGCGTACACATTGACTGAAAGTTGGCTGGGTCCAGGTCTGCGCCTCCTTGGCGACGAGGCGCCACGTGATCGACTACCCGTGCGACATCACCACATGTGGCACAGAGGGGATGCTCACGGATGTACATCAAGCGTGCCCTCTGCCACGTACTCCCTGAATAGAACCGATCCAACTGTGCCTCAGTGGGGTCGCTGCGTCTGGCGTAATTCTGTTTAGCCCATCGCATCTTTTTGTGCGCATCGCAGTGACCACTGTTGGGAGCCACCAACTGAGCACAACCAGGCCAACCACATGGGACACGTGTACGTTCTGGCATGGTGGGTCAGTGCTCTCTCAGTAATGTGCGTAGTGACGAGCGTACTTGATCTGGAAATGGACTAGTGAGTGCTGTGTTCACATGCTGCTTGAATCTTCCTATACTCAACGCCATCAGATAACACATGTACAAACTTATGCATGAGAGGACGAACGCCGTAATCGAGAGTACTAGTGCCACGATGTTCAGTGTCATGCGACCTTGGGTCCTACAGTGTTGAGTAACTCCACTAAGCCCTTCGCGTGCAGAGAGAGCGTCCCCTTAAAATCAGGCTCTACCCCCCATGAATGCTCAGTCCCACAAAACATTAAGGTACTATCGCAAAATTAGTTGGCGCTGCCGGAGTTTGTAGGGTCGCCGTAAAAGTTAATGTGTTCGACTGTGCGGAATCTGCATCTGGCCCGGATGCGGTTACACAAGCTTTGCAAAGCCCAACCACTGGTGGAGTTATCGTAGCCTCTAGTCCAGAAGTTACTACTGCAGCTGCTCCATAGGCAGCTGTATTTTGTGCAACATAAACTTTGTACTGTGGTGGAGCTGGCAGATCTGCGCCTTGCGCATCCTTGGTTACGGCGTCCCATTTTACATTTATTGGTTTCATTTTTGTTCTCCATTAAAGATTATACAACTGAGCTTTTGTGCTGTGAGGCCATGGTAAACTGAGCCGGAGGAATGTCACCACTCTTCATTTCAATCGACCGAATGATATTTATCATTTGGGACATCATTCCGTCTACGCTCTTGTTCGCTTCGGGATATCTAACCAGCATAATATCTGTGCTCTGTCCGGTTATGCCGTGATCTGTTTTGCGTCGCGCGAATGCATCAACATGCCTATCGTTTGCAATTATTTTTACTTGTTGTAACCAATCACAAAACGCTTTCGGAATATTGTGTGAGTCGTGCCGATTAAGATCTGGACTTAAAAACATTAGGACAAGCGCTCTTTTTTTCGGTTCTGTTTTAAATTCAAGAGGTTTGTCTTTTGCGACCGTTTGAAATAGTTGAGTCATGGCTTCGAGGTATTGCATCTGCTCTGGATTCTTGGTGATGAAGGCACGAAGACCACGCACATCGTTCAACAGTTTTTTTATTCCTCCGTGACTGCGTGTGGCAGGATTCTGCACCATCATGTTGAGTAGTTTTAAAATGTGCTGGCGTGGCACGGTTAACATTCGGCTGTTCGTTGTGCTTGGGATGCTGGCGCAATTGCCATGGAAGCGCATGATAGCCCAAATCCAACCATGAGGATCTCTTTTTGCAAACACATCAAGTCGTGATGTACGCACCAAAGCATTTACACACGCGGCATGTTTACTGTGCCCATGCGCTCGACGGAATGCTCCTTTGCGGACTACGAACGTCATCGTGGCCCCACTTTGGTTTTGTGTTTAACAACTGGTTGCAATCCCATATCTGCCATCTGTGGTAAGGGCACAGCAAGAAACACTTCGTGTGGTCTGGCTCGAAGCTCATTAACTAACTCAACAGCCCAGTTTTGAGTTCCAATGCGCACCAGCCGACTGCCGTCGTTGGTGACTTCAATCCAGCCGCCTTCAGCGTAAAGTACAAAATGCGATTCGCTCATGTGGGTTTCCCTAAAAGTTTTGAATTAATCTTTGATAACATTTTTACAGCGGCGCCTTTTGTTATTTCTAACCGAGTGGTCTGTTCGTTTTTTTTCGCTGCATCTTCGTACAATCTTTCAAAATCCCTTTTTCTGAAAAGTAAATCAGTTTCAATATTAGAATACCGAATTGTATTATATCCTACTTGTCGCAACGCGCTAATGGCCGCGTGGTTGTGCTGAAGTTGTTTCTCAACTTGTGCAATTGGTATTGAGCCACGAGCAAACTTATTTATTAACTCCCAAACTTCCAACGCTGGCGGGGTTTGTCCATGCTTAAGAATTAACAAACATGCATTCACTTCTCCGGGAGTCGGAAAAAATGCTCGCCCTGGTTGTTTGAGCGATCCGTTTAACGCAGCCTGAAATTCTAGAGCAGCATCTTCGGAGAATAATTCATGCCACGCTCTTATCGTCTGTGGTGTTAATGTTAAATTCGGCATCAACAGACTTGCCTTCCCCAACATCAAGCCCATCTCTTCCAACTTCATAACCACAATCCTGTAAAACAGAACGAACCGCATCTAGGGATCGTTCTTGATTAATTAAATTTTGAGATTTTTTTTGAGTTGGTACGTTCTGCGGATCGCCAAACGGAATTTGGGGATTCAATCCTTGCCATCCCGTTTCAATTGCTCGGTCAACGAGTCTCACAAACATTTGGGGATCTTCAGCGTACTTGTTGACCTGCGCTTGAAGGCTTGGAGTCTTTAGAGGTTTTTTAATTTCAGCTCGATACGATTTCCATTTTTGAAAACCAGCCTTAGATTTTTCTCCCCATCGTGAAGGAAAAACAACCTCGATTATGGCACGCACCTTCTTATCTAATACTACGCTAGTAGTATTAGTTCTCTCTATTCTGATCTCTCTTATCTCTCTCTCTAGTGCGTTTGCTTGACTTTGCTTATCGTTTGCTTCCAACTCATTGATTTCATTACCGATCGGCTTTAAGCAAAACGCCTGTTTTTCGACCGCATTCTTATAAGCAAAATTTTCGTCAAAAATCGGCGTTTTTTCGGGCTGAAAATGCTTGTTTTTCCCTTTACTTACGCGTACTTGCCCCCCTCGTCGCCCTGCCTCAGATCGCGTTTTTGCTAAATTTTGCTTATAGTTGCTTCGTTTTGCTTGGTCTTGCTTCAAACGCGATTGAAAAACGGCGGGTCCATCTTGCTTAAAAAGCCTGCTTTTAACCAAACTTCGCACGACGTTTTGGAGCACAATTTCTTCCAGTTTTAGCTGGTCAGCAATTCCAACCAATTCGATATTAAGGTCAATCTCGTGGTTGTTTTGATAGTGCAGAATTTCGATTAGAGACCAAAAAATTCCGTAACCTGCCATGCCTTCAAGCTTCAGGAAATAGGCCATTTTAGGGTCAAGTCTACTTCTCGCGTCGTGCTTTATCCATAATTCATCGCGCATATTTATGGGGGTTCCTGGTTGATTGGCTCTACAACTTTAGACGACGGGGACCAACTTTGCCTAGTTCCGTAAAAAAAAGAAAGGGTTTAATTTGTTGTCTCGTTTTTGAATCCTGTGCGTAGTTTTTTAGCGACCGCCCGAACGTCTGCAGCGAAGTCTTCGAGCGAGTCGGCCAGTCGGCCAGCCCTCTCCTCGTCCAAAATCCTGGCGTTAAACCACAACCGTAGTGCGGTTCGACTTATTCCTAGCCTAAGCGCGATGTAGTCAGTTTTAACCCCCAAATGTTTGAGTTGACAGTAAAGTGGTTCGTACCAAAGTTTTTTTTCTGCAACCATCTGTTTTCCTTATCGAAAGTTAAAAAGTTCGTTTCCCCGTAAAAAAAAGCTTTTAAAAGCTTTCCTTCTTCCGAAAAAGGAACGATAATATATTTGTAGGTTAGGACACACAACATAAAAGGAGCAATAAATGGCAAAATTCATAAACAAAAAAATAGTGGTTGAAGGACGTGAGTGGTTGGTTTTTGGGATGGATGAATACCTTGAAGTGTTCTTCGTTCAAGAGTGCGGCCGTAAGTTTAAGACAATGATCGGTTTTGAGGAGGTGGCATAATATGAAAACTCTAATTATTCTTGCACTTTTACTTTCAGGATGCGCCGGCACTGGCCGACTCAACCCCACTTACAACACGGCCCCGCGATACGGGTTCTTTGGCCCTCAAACGGCAAGCCCAAACTGGCATGAGGCTGCCGAGATTTATCAGAACCCATTTATTATAAACAGACGGAGGTAGTTTTATGAATTACAAAAAAAAACTTGAGTCTCTTGGGTTCAAAAGAAGCAGCTGTTTTATTGGAAAACGCGACGAGCAAGGTATTCCTAATACCTTAACTGAAATCTTTACAAACGACGAAGAAGGGTTGGAGGTAGTTTGTAATAGTGTGCGTTTTATATTCGGGACTACTGCTCGTCTGGACACTCAATACCGTAATAGTTGGGCTTTAGTGGAAGACACCGATCCGATTGCAGCCACGCAGAGCCTGGACACTTTAATAATCGCACTCGAAAGAACGATTGGTGAAAGGACTTCAAATGCTTCAAAACTTGAATCAACTCACTAAAAGGAGGCTTTATGTTTAATAGAGGTTTTAATTTTGCCCTCGCCACTCGTGTGCTCTTAGTTTGTATGGCCGGGTTCTTAGTCATTATCGCATTCCTCTTTTTCGTCATCAGCTCCAACCCAAGTCTGGTGGCTGGACGTGTAAATGTTGAACGAACACTTCAAAAAGCCCAAGTCATCTCGTTATTTAAATACAATCATGACAAGGCGGCACCGCCTAGTTTTGAACGCGCGACGTGGGATGCCTTCTTTCTTGGATCACCGGCACAACGTGCCTCATTGGGTCAAGGACTGCCAGACCAAGCATTTGCCTTTGAAGCCTACGCCAATGCAGCCAACAAAGAGAGTTGGTTCATGAATGAGGGAATCATTCTCATGCCTAGCGCGCCGTCTTCCACCACAACCACAATGCCAGGAGGTTAATAGTCCGAGCGGATATAACACTCTAATGGCAACTCGGCAGCCGCGTAACTAAACAAAAGTAAAAAATATAAACGATTATGGACAAAAATATGGACGATAAAGCAAAAGTCTTTTTTAAAACTCTCGCACAACTCTTAACAGATCACGGGGTGGCCATAAATACCTTGGACATCCGGGTGTCGATTCAGAATGCCCATTACTCCGTACACATACACCACCCATCATGGTCGGACAGCGCGCCAACATCCACCCAAGTCGAAGTTAGTATTCTGCCACAGGACACCCAGACATTTAAGAGCACAACCCAAAAGCAAACAATATGATCAATACATTAGGTGAATTCGTGCGAGCAGAGCGCACCAAGCTGAACATCTCTTTAAGAGATCTCGCAGGTAGGCTCAAAATTTCTCCACCATTTTTGTCCGACATAGAACTCGGTCGTCGTTTTCCTTCGGACGAAACATGTAAATCGCTCGCAGAGCAATTTAAAGTTTCAGTTGAGCAGTTGAGAACGTTCGATAATCGAGAGTCACTCAATGATTTTAAGCGGCTCATTGAATCGAGTCATGACTTAGGCTCTGCATTTAGAAGCGCGATGCAACAAGTCAAATCTGGAAAGCTTTCTCCAGATGATTTAGCCGGGTTACTCAACAAGAGTAAGGGGAAGCGATGAAAGTTTTAATGGATAATATTCTTGAGAACGAGGCTGCGTGGATTGCGCAGAAACAGAATACTATTGGCAGCGGAGATATTGCCTGCATAGCTGGAGCCGATAGATTTCGAACGCCCCTTAAATTGTGGGCGGTAAAAACTCGCCGCGAACTACCGGATCGCGAGAACGATCATATGTGGTGGGGTAAGATAATGGAGCGGCCCATTGCGGAGTTATGCAAGCGTAAGCTTGCACTAGATATTATGTACGGCAATACGCTATACGGCCACGATAATATAACTTGGGCAACGGCTACCCCGGATTATTTTGCAACGGAAACGATCACTCCTGTTGATAGTAGTGCAGATAGTGCTAGCAAGATCGGCGAGAAACTGATTTTGGAATGTAAAAACGTGAGTTTCCGCGGTCGCCA